GCTTTTGCAGGCCAACAACATGACGCTCATATTATGAGCCACCTAATCCAAGGCATGTCCCCAATCCTGCAAGCTAACCCAATGTCTGCAGTGCAGCTGCAAAAACACATTTTGGACCACATTAAGACCAAGGCTGAGGAAGACACAGAAGCTGAAATCTTTAAGAGCTATGGCACAGACCCTGAAGGCCTCGTGTCTGATTTACAGCGTGAAGCCATGATTGCTATTAAGGTTGTAGAAAACCTCAAAGAAGCTAAAAAAGTTCAAGAAGAACTTTTGGGTGACCAAAGCGATCCACTGGTTAAACTTAAAGAGCAAGAGCTTAAGCAAAGCGCTCAACGAGATCAGCAGAAGACTCAAATTGAAACTCAGCGTATGCAGTTAGATCAAGCTGATAAAGCAAAGCAAGATCAGATTGACTTGCAAAAAATTCAATCCAATGAAAAGATTGCAAATGAACGCCTAATGGTGGCCATGCAAAAACAAGGAGCTCAAAATGCCTCTCAAATCCGGTAAAAGTCAAAAAGTAATGAGTAGCAATATTAAGGAGGTAGTAGATGCCTACAAGAGCAGTGGCCGCATCGGTACGTCTAAGCCTAAGTCTAAAGCGGCTGCGGTCAAGCAGGCGGTCGCCATCGCTTACAACAAGGCGGGGGCAACTAAGAAAGCAAAAGGCGGCGAGATTAAAGAAATGTCTAAAAAAGGTTTCACAGCTAAGCAAATCCAAGCGCCCGATTCTATGGTTACTAGTCAGGAAGCTAAGATCAACAAACGTGGTGGTAAAGTAACTTTTAGACGTGATGGAAACTTACCTGTAGGACTTTACTAATGGCTAAAAAAGGTGTTTCGTTGGCAATTGGCCGTGGTGAAAAGTTGCCTGTATCTAAGGGCGCTGGGCTTACCGCCAAAGGTCGTGCTAAATATAACAAAGCTACTGGCTCCAATCTAAAGGCTCCCCAGCCTGAGGGCGGTGCTCGTAAAAAATCATTCTGTGCAAGAATGTCTGGTATGCCAGGACCCATGAAAGATGAGAATGGCAAACCAACCCGTAAAGCAGCAAGTTTAAAAAGGTGGAAATGCTCATGAAACCCGGACTTTATGCCAATATTGCCGCAAAGAAAAAACGGATTGCCGAAGGATCAGGTGAAAAAATGAGAAAACCTGGAACTAAAGGCGCTCCAACAAAACAAGCATTTATTAAGTCAGCAAAGACTGCTAAGAAAAAATAGTGGTTTTATTTACAGGCTGTGTATAATCACAGTGACTAGCTATCGGGAGAAGCTATAAGTTCTCCCGCCCGTGGTAAGAGGAAACCATGCTCAAGTTTGTAGAAGACTTGCTTCACGACATAAGACGTTTACGTCATGACACAGAACACCTTGTCACATCTGGTTCCATGAAGAATATGGAGCAATATCGTCAGATGATGGGCAGGCTTGAGGGCTATACATTTGTTGAACAACTTGTGCAAGACAAGTTGAGTAAAGGCGACATTGATTAACCCTGGAGGAGCTGTGAAATGATGAATGATTTATTAGAATCTAAGCCGCTAACTGCTTTGGAGCAGAAGTGGGCTGACGAAAAAGCCGCAAAAGGCCCTGAGCTAGATGATGCGTACACGGAAGATGGCTTAGACCCTTCCAAGCTGGATGAGGTCGTTCTTGACCGTATTCCTACCCCAACAGGCTGGCGTATTGCTGTCCTTCCATACAGGGGTGTAGAAAAAACTAAAGGCGGTATTGTCTTGGCAGAAGAGACCCGTAAAAAGACACAGTTATCCACAGTATGTGCATATGTGTTAAAAGTAGGTCCTTTGGCTTATAGAGACGAAGACAAATTCCCAACAGGCCCGTGGTGTAAAGAGGGTGATTGGGTAATTTTTGCTCGTTATGCTGGAGCACGCTTAGATATTGATGGTGGCGAGATTCGAATTCTCAATGATGATGAGATTGTCGGCATTGTTAATGACCCAGAAGATATTCTGCACATGTAAAGGAAAAATATGTCTAACGTAACAGCAAACCCCACCTACGATATTAAAGTAGGCAACGAAGAAGACAGTGATGTTAATGTTGATATCGATGAAAATGGTAAAGCAGAGGTAGTAGAGGATGCTGAACCAGAACAAGGCCCTGCTTTAGCCGAGCCAAAAGACGAACCAGCCCCCGTTGAAACAAAAACGGACGAAGCAGGAGAACTTAAAGAATATAGCGAGAGTGTTAAAAAGCGTATTGATAAGTTAACCTCTAAGCTCCGGGAAGCCGAAAGACGAGAGCACGCAGCTATTGAATACGCAAAAGGTGTTCAAACTCAAGCTAATCAAGCACAACAACGTGCAGTTAGCTCGGATTATGGCCGCCTGGCTGAGGCAAAAAGCCGTGTAGATACCCAGCTTATGACCATTCGCCAGATTATCAAACGTGCCCGTGAAGAAGGTGATATTGACACTGAAACCGAAGCTCAAGAACGTTTGGCTTCTTTGGCACATGAGCAACGTCAACTCCAGGATTACCTAAATCAGGCTCCTGAAGGACTGACAGTACCTCCACAGCAACCTATTTATAACCCTCCGCAGCAGCAAGCGGTTTATCAACAACCTCAATATCAGCAGCCCCAGGCTCCTAAAATTGATCCAAAAGCAGAATCATGGGCGGAAGAAAATACTTGGTTTGGCCAAGATTACACCATGACTTACGCTGCTTGGGGAATTGATAAACAACTTCGTGAAGCAGAAGGGTTTGACGGATCATCAGATGAGTATTATGATGAGTTAAATCGGCGAATTCGGGCTCAGTTCCCACAAAAATTTGCCGCACAACCTAACAGGCAACAACGGTCCGTGCAACCCGTTGCTCCTGCAGCCCGGTCATCCGGGGTAAATAACAATGCACGCCGCAGCGTAAGGCTGAGTCCCAGTCAAGTCGCTATTGCTAAAAAACTTGGTGTTCCTATTGAGGAATATGCCAAATACGTAAAGGAATAAGATCATGGTAGAAAAAGTTAAATTTGAACGCAGCTCTCGTGCTGGGGAAACCCGTGCAAAGTCGGCGCAACGTAAACCATGGGCTCCACCTTCCCGTTTGGATGCTCCTCCTGCCCCAGAAGGCTATCAGTACCGCTGGATTCGTGCCGAAATTCAAGGCTTTGAAGACAAGCAGAACGTATATACAAAACTCCGTGAAGGCTATGAACTCGTTCAGAGAGAAGAGCTTGGAGAAGAGTATCAAGATACGATGCCTGCAGTCGAAGAAGGCCGTCATAAAGGAGTTGTCGGTGTAGGTGGTTTGCTGTTAGCTAAGATTCCTAAGGAAACTGTGGCTGAACGTGAAGCTTATTACAGACAGCGTGCAAGAGACCAGATTGAGGCAGTAGACAACAACATGATGAAGGAAAATGCACATTCAAGTATGCGTTTCCAAAGTCCTGAACGTAATACCCGTGTTTCATTTGGTGGCTCTGGTGATAACAACAAGAGCTAATTAAAATTAATTTTGGAGAAAAACAATGGCAAATATTAACAAAGCCTTTGGTCTTCGTCCTTTAGGAAAAGTTGGAAGCAACTACAACAGTGATGGTGATACTAAGTATTCCATCGCTTCTGGTACTGCAACGGCTATTTTTCAAGGCGATATCGTAACATTCGATGTTACTGGTGGCGGTAGTTCTGCGTCTACTGGCTACATTATTAAAGCAACTCCTGGTTCAGCCAATATTCTTGGCGTGTTCATTGGTTGTCAGTACACTGACCCAACGACAGGTAAGCCAACATGGAAAAACTACTATCCAGGCGGCGTAGCTGCTTCTGATATCGTAGCTTTAGTTGTTGACGATCCTTATGCACAGTTCCTCGTACAAGCTTCTGGCATAGCTGGCGTAACAGCCATCGGCCGTAATGCTGACTTGGTACAAACAGTTGCTGGTAACACATCAACAGGCGTTTCTGGATTAGAACTTAGCACTGGTACTTTGGGCGCTGCTTCAGCACTCAACGTAAAAGTTTTAGGTGTTACTGCTGATCCAAGTAACAATGACTTAACCGCTGCGTACGCTGACTTGATCGTAACGATCAATGAGCATCTGTATAAAGCACCTACTGCAGGAGCTGCATAATGGCTATTACACGTGCACAACTAGTTAAAGAACTAGAACCAGGTCTTAACGCTTTATTCGGTCTTGAGTACAAGCGTTATGAAAACGAACACGAAGAAATTTTTGAAATCGAAGATTCTGAGCGTGCGTTTGAAGAAGAAGTTATGTTGACCGGCTTCGGTCAAGCCCCAGTTAAGGCTGAAGGCGCTGGTGTGAATTATGATTCTGCACAAGAATCTTTCACAGCTCGCTATACACACCAGACTATCGCATTGGCATTCTCAATCACTGAAGAAGCGATTGAAGATAACCTCTATGACCGTTTGGCAAGCCGCTATACTAAGGCTTTGGCCCGTTCAATGGCTCACACCAAGCAAGTATTTGGTGCTGGCGTATTGAACAATGCGTTTGACAGCAACTACAAAGGTGGCGACGGCGTACAATTGTGTTCCGATTCTCACCCAACAGCTTTAGGTCCTAACTTCAGCAACAAACCATTGGTAAACTCTGACTTGAACGAAACTTCGCTCGAGCAAGGTATTATTGATATCGCTGGTTTTACTGATGAGCGTGGCTTGAAGATCGCTTTGGTTGGTAAGAAGTTGGTAGTTCCAAAAGAACTCCAATTTACTGCTGAGCGTTTGATGAAGTCTACATTGCGTACTGCAACTGCAGACAATGACATCAACGCAATTAAGTCTATGGGCTTGATTCCTGATGGTTTCGTAGTTAACCACTACTTGACCGACGTAAACGCATGGTTCCTCTTGACTGACGCTCCTAATGGTCTCAAGATGTTCCAACGTGCTCCAATTCGTACAGCCTTCGAAGGTGACTTCGATACAGGTAACGTACGTTACAAAGCTCGTGAGCGTTACAGCTTCGGCTGGTCTGACCCACGTGGTATCTATGGTTCACCTGGAGCTTAATACTCCTAGTACCATTGAAAAACCCCGCCTAGGCGGGGTTTTTCTTTAAGCGTTCTTCGTGGTGGTGGATTCGATGACAATTAGCGCACAAGGCTATACATTTTTTAATTTCTTCCAATGCTTCTTTGTATTTTCCACTTTGTGCTAAAAGATTTACTGACTTGTGGTTTGTACGATCTATATGATGAAAGTCAATTGCTGAAGGATGAGAAAACCCACATTTTGTACATTTAATCGTACTTTTAAACGCACTCCAAATAGCACGTTTTTCTCGTTTTAGCTCTGCTGCTCGTTTTCTAACCTTATCACCATTTTTTTCATAATATTCACGGCTGTACTCCGCATGTTTAAGTTTTCTAGTTTTAGGATCTTTATACGGCATCTTCTACTCTATATGTTTTGATTGGCCCGTGGCTGTTAGCATCCACGTTACAGGCCCAGCCAACAGCTTCTTCAGCGGTTAAGCCCATACGCATACAAACCTCCGCAGCCATGGCCCCTGAGCCTATAGCCATAAAAGTTCGCACCCTTTCCCATTCAAGATCGTCTCCACAAGAAAACAACCCCTCTTTAGTTAGTTTTAAAAACGAACTGTCAGATTTTAATTTTGGCTTAGTCTTGTTTTTTTTGTTTAGGTAATCTAAAACTTTTTCCGCATCGCAATAATTACCTGCCACACCCATCCAACCCCCATCTATAGGAAATATCTTGTCTTCAAAGTATTTAATACCTGAATCAGAGTCGGTAAACTGGCTATCTGCTACCAGTATTTTATTAGTCCAATCGCCAACAATAGTAGTCATACGGCCTCTAGTAAAAAAGTGCTATAACACCAGCAAGATAAAATGCTACGGCTACTGCTTCAACTAAAAAAAGCGGTGTGTCTTTTTGTGACCACCCCGCCCAAGTCCATAATGCACTACCAATCAAACTGAGGATAATATTGGTAGGGTATACGTTAAAACTCGTTAAACATATGCCAGTCAAACACAAGATTGTCCCTAGCCATTTAACACCTTTCATTACTTCTCCAAATTTGGTGAGCAGGCCGTTAAAATACAACTTAAAGCCAATACGTGGCCCGGCCCCTCCTAGTTATTTTAACAAATATATTGCACAAAACTAAAATAGTGTTAATATAAAGGAAACCGGGGAAAACCGGCTTATTAGACTGCCCCGGCAGACGCATACAAGACTAATGAGCTATATCTTTGTATGAAGGACAATTTATTATGGCACGTACCTCGTTCACAGGCCCAGTGGCCTCAGCAAACGGCTTTATCGGTTCAATTACTGGTAATGTAACCGGTTCTGTAACCGGTTCTGTTACTCTCCCAGCTTACACAGTAACCACAGCTAACGCTTTAACACCTAAGACTATTGGCAAGACAATCTATGTATCTAATGGCTTAGCTGGTAACCCATGCGTTGCTGTTGGTAATGGTACAAACTGGATTTCTCCTGCTGGCACAGCTATTTCAGCAACTTAATTAATCTTTAGGGGTTTACCCCAATAATCTAGGAGATTAATTATGAGTTTTCAATATGACGTAAAAAGTACGCACTTAAATGCTTCAGGCGTTATTTTTGCAGGTAGGTCTCGCATTAAAGGAATTGCCATCTGCGCCTCTGCAGGCTCTACAGGCACTTTATTGTTAAAAGACGGTGGCACAGGCGGTTCCGTAGTAGTTGAATTAGATATACCCGCTAACTCAAATCCAAATTCTTTTTATGTGACAGTTCCGGGGGATGGTGTACTTTGTTCCACCAGTATCTATGCAACTATGACAAATCTAGCTAGTGTTACGGTATTTTATGGCTAAGGACTGTTTATAATGGAAGAAATTGAAACGGCACGGGAATTGGCAACCCACGCTAGTGACATAAAACACCTTCAAGACGATATGGATAAGTTGGTGTCGGATATGGAAGCTATAAAAACAGCTTTGCAAGATATCCAAAAAACTTTATCCGAAGCTCGTGGTGGCTGGAAAGTGTTGATGTGGGCGGGTGGAGCAGTTAGTGCTTTTACTGGAATAGCAGGATTTGTAGCAGGACATTGGGGAAAATAAGGATCAGATATGGAAATGAATGCAAGTAACACAAACCGCCATAAACTAATGGCAATGGGCAAACCAATCAAAGCAAGAAATGGTGGAATGATGAAAAAAGCTACTGGTGGTGGCGTAACTAAAGGCTCTGATGGCAAAACTGCCCCAGCAGCTACAGGTACTGCTAAAAAAAGTCGTGAAGGCCGTGCACTGATGTCAGGCAAAATGAAAGGCAATCTAACCATGATTGCTCCACAGTCTGCTTATGCAAAAGGTGGTTCTGCAAAAAAGCTGTTTGCCGGTAAAGAAACTTATGCTGAAGAGATGAAAGAAGCAAAAGCTCTTAAATCCGGCAAAATCTCTATGAAAGATTATGCAAAAGGCGAAAAAGCAGAAGGTGTGCATAAGAAAAACGGTGGTATGACTAAAAAACGTAGTGCTTGCTAAGGAGCAATAAAATGACTAAAAAACGTGGCGTAGGTGCAGCAATTAAAGGTTTTGGTGCAGTATTTTCTGAGACTACTGAGCAGGCTAAAAAACCAGCTCCAGTAGACGTTGATTTTAACGCTCAAAAAGTACACGGTACTGTAGACACCCCTGCACAAAAGCGTATTCCTCAGCCTACTAGCTGGTAATCAATGGCTACCTCAGGTACGACTAGCTTTGACCTGGACATTGAGGAGCTTATTACCGAAGCCTACGAGCGCTGCGGTATTGAGACTCGAACAGGTTATGACTTAAGGACTGCTCGCCGGTCCTTAAATCTGCTTTTTGCAGAGTGGGCAAGCCGTGGTTTAAATTTGTGGACTATTGAGCAGCATGAGCAGTTATTAACTCCAGGTGTTTTTGAGTACGACATTCCTAAGAACATAGTGGATGTTCTTTCCTCTGTAATTCGTTCCCCGCAAACGGGCGTAGTAGGAAGCCAATACTTTGACGTAACCTTAAATCGTTTTAGCCAGGCAGAGTGGTTACACACTCCAAACAAAGCAGGCACGCAAGGTCGCCCAGCCCAGTTCTATTTCCAGAGAACAATTCAGCCTAAGGCTTTCTTTTTCCCATGTCCTGATAATTCAATTCAATACACGTTTGTATATTATGGCATTCGTAGAATTGAAGATGCTGGTTCGTTTTCAAACACGGCTGACGTAAACTTCCGTTTCCTCCCATGCTTAGCTTCAGGGCTTGCTTATTACTTGTCTTTGAAGAAAGCTCCAGATCGCACAGTTCTGTTAAAACAGCTGTACGAAGAGGATTGGAAGCGTGTATCCGATGCTGACGTAGACAGAGCAAGCTACTACGCTGTACCGGATGCGAGGGGTAATGTCTAATGTCATACGCTGCCGGTAAACTTGCCTGGGGTGCGTGTGATCGCTGTGGACAGCGATTTTTGCTTAATGACCTCAAAAAAGAGTGGAATAACCTTAAGGTTTGCACTTTTTGTTATGAGCCTAAACAGCCTCAATTAGAGCCTCGGCGCAATGTTTCTGATTCAACTGCACTGTTTGAACCCCGTCCTTTACCGGATGATGCTTATAATGTTTTTATAGGCCAAATAGGGGCAAGCGCTTTTGGATCAAACGGTATGATCCCTGTTTCTTTGTCTGCTCCCACAGCGGCTACTTCCTACGTAGGTAACATAAGGGCGGTATCCTCATAATGGCAATTATTCAAACCCAAACAACTTCTTTTAAACGGGAACTTTATCAGGGAGTGCATAACTTCCTGGTGGATACGTTTAAGATTGCACTTTACACTTCTGACGCTGTGCTTGGTCATGACACCACTGTTTACACCACTGTAGGTGAAGTTGTTGGTGGTGGCTACACAGCAGGTGGACTAGCCCTTAGTGGAGCCACAATTACCACAGGCGCAAATACTGCTTTTATTACATTCAATACCCCTATCACTTGGACAGGGGTGACGTTTACTACTCGTGGGGCTTTGATTTATAATAGTAGCAAGGGAAACAAAGCCGTGGCAGCTTATAATTTTGGTCAAAACATGACCCCAGGATTGACTGCCGTTTTGAATCTGGTACTACCAAATAACACAGCCGGTGAAGCTTTAATTCGGGTACTGTAGGAATAAATAATGAACTATACAGAGCTAGTTAGCGCCATTTGCCAGTACACAGAAAACTTTGAGACGAATTTTGTCGCAAATATCCCTGTATTTGTGGATCAAGCAGAACAGCGTATTTACAACACCGTTCAAATCCCTGCCTTGCGCCGCAATCAAATTGGTAATACCACTGCAGGCAATAAATACCTAACACTGCCTCCAGACTATCTGTCTACCTATTCTTTTGCAGTTATTTTGCCAGGGGATGGAGTTCAGAATTACCTATTAAATAAAGACGTTAACTACATCCGGGAATGCTACCCCAATCCCACAGATATTGGATTGCCTAAGTTTTATGGTCAATTTGATGCAAATAGCTTTATTATGGGACCTACCCCTAATGACACCTACAACGTAGAGTTACATTATTACTACTACCCACAAACTATTGCAACTGCAGGTACTAGCTGGCTGGGAACTCATTTTTCTTCCGTATTACTTTACGGCAGCCTCGTGGAAGCATATACTTTCATGAAGGGCGAGCAAGACCTAATCAGCCTGTACAACACCAAATATGGTGAAGCACTAGCTGAACTGAAACGCTTAGGTGATGGTTTAAACAGACAAGATGCTTATCGCAGTGGACAAGTAAGGGTACAGGTAACCTAAAATGCAAATCGAAGCTCAAGCAGAGACCGGTATTTTACAGGTACAGACAACTAACAATCGTGGGTTCACACCAGAAGAACTTGCTAATAATGCGTTAGATCGCATTTTGTATGTTGGAGATACTACTCATCCAGCGATTAAAGAACAAGCTAACGCCTTCCGGGAACAGATTAGGCAGATCCTTGTGCATTACATGAATCAGGCTATTAAATCGGATCGTACGACTTTAGCTAATACATTTAGAACTTCCGGACATCCGGAATTAGTAAAACTTTTGGAGATTTAATATGGCCATTTCACAAGCAATTTGCAACAGCTTTAAACAACAGTTGTTTCAATCTCTTCACAATTTTAATAACCCAGGTGGCAATACGTTTTATCTAGCCCTGTATACATCGTCAGCAACAATCGGGGCAGGCACAACTGCGTATACAACCAGTGGTGAAGTTTCTTCAACAGGTACTAACTACCCCGCAGGTGGTTCTGCTTTAACCAGCATTAGCCCTGTTTTGTCTACCAATACAGCTATTTTGGATTTTAACGATCTAACGTTTCCAAGCGTAACTTTGACGGCTCGTGGGTGTTTAATTTACAACACTACAACAACGGTTTCAAACGCTTCTGTTGCTGTATTTGATTTTGGCTCAGATAAGACTGCTACGGACGGTGATTTCACTATTATCTTCCCAGCACCTACTGCAACTACCGCTGTTATCCGTTTAACATAATATGGCATTTGTCGTATCAGATCGAGTCCGTGAGGTCACTACCGTAACAGGTACAGGCCCTGCCACACCTTCTGGTGCATTCACAGGCTTTACTACTTTTGCAGCTGCTATTGGTACAGGCAATACAACCTTTTATGTAATTACAAATAATGCTGCAGGTGAGTGGGAAGTTGGAGCAGGTACTTTTAATGGTACGCAACTTACTCGGGATTCCGTGTTTACAAGTTCTAACGGCGGGGCATTAGTTAATTTTGCCGCTGGAACTAAGGAAATATTTTGTGATTTACCAGCTGAACGAGCTGTTTATAATAATGTTGATGGCTCTTTGGTCTATGACCCAGCTGGATCTGCTATCATATATGCAATTGCACTAGGTGGCTAATATGGCAAATTTTATAAGCACAACCACTAGAGATGTTGGCGGAACCCCAGTAACAATATATACTGCGGGGTCAAAAGGCGTTGTTATCGGCATTAATGTAACCAATATTTATGGTAGTGCGCTCCCCGTCAGTATTATTCACAGGCGCAGTGGGGTAGATACCTTTTTTGTACAGAATAAATACGTAGAACCCGCAGATACTGCGGCCCTAATAGCAGGTAATAAACTTGTTGTAAATGCAGGGGACATCCTTTTAGCTAATACATTTGCTGGTATTACCGACGCTTTTGATGTTATTATTTCCGCATTGGAAGGGGTCTAATATGGCTGGGTTTTATGAAGGCACAGATTTAGCGGGTAAGACTTTTTACGGATTTAGGTTAACCCAGGAAACTGGCAATTTAGATGTGGATATTATTAAAAATGGTAATGGTGTGGTATCTTTACCAGAACCAACTTATATTGTAGGCCCAAATCAGTACGTGAATTGGATCTTTTCAACCAGTACCTATCAGTTCCGTTGGGGAACTAAAGGTCATTTAGAGATGGTGTTCGTATGACGACAATTGTAGACTTAGGCAAATTACGTTTTTATTGGGCTGGTGATTATGTAATTACCACTGAATATGAACTCAATGACGTAGTACGTTACGGTGGTAACGTATATGTGTATACCAACGTCGTTAGAACAATTGGTAATATCCCAACTAACACTGCTTACTGGGCGTTAATGGTTGAGGGTATTAATTTCGTTGGTAATTGGAGTGCATCTACTCAATACTACGTTGGTGATGCGGTTGCTTACGGCTCAACAATTTATGTTTCATTAGCTGACAACATTAACAAACAACCAGATTTGTTCCCGTTGATTTGGTCACAGTTTGCGGTTGGTATCCAGTTTGAAGGTGTTTATAGCCCTACTACTACTTACCAAGCAAACGACGTAGTAACTTACGGCCCATCCACTTACATTGCTAAACAAACAACTAATAACAATCCTCCAACCAACGCTACTTTCTGGAGTTCTTTTGTACAAGGTATTTCCCCACAAAGCGTTTACAACAATACAACACAGTATTTCCCTGGAAACCTTGTAGCTTATGGCGCAAATTTATATACATGTATAGCTACTACTACAGGTAATATTCCTACCAATACAGCTTATTGGACCTTGTTTGTTGACACAATCCGTACCCGTGGCGCTTGGACAGCCACAACTTTATATTACATTAACGACATTGTTGTAGTTGGCGGTAATACATACCAGTGTTTAGTCCAAAATACTTCTTCCGCTGCTTTTGCAACTGATCTTGCTGCAGGTAAATGGGCAATATTTAATAGTGGTATTCGTTGGAGAGGCCCTTGGGCTACCGCTACCAGTTATCTTGTAAACGACTCCATCAGTAACGGTGGTTCTAACTACATCTGTCTTGTTTCTAATACTTCAGGCGCAAGTTTTGCAGCCGACTTAGCTGCAGGTAAATGGCAGTTTTTTGCAGGTGATGCGGTTGTCCCAATATTTAGCACTGCTGATAAAGGTAAATCTTTAACAATTGATGCAGCTGGAACAGGTACTATTTGGTCTAACACAACAGCATCAACTAATACATTTTATGTTTCACCAAACGGCAGTGATAGCAATCCAGGCACTAACCTATCATTACCCTTTGCTAGTATACAAGCTGCAGTAGCGGCTGTACCATCAGGGCAATCAGCTACAATTCATGTTAAACCAGGTACTTACGCAGAGTTACTATTGCCGATTATTGTGCCACCAAGCGTAGCAATTGTTGGTGATAACCAGCGTACTGTAATTATTACTCCAGGAGCAGGTTTAGCAGCAGACGGAGTTACACCAAACAACGAAGCAACCATGTTCTTGATGTCAAACGCATCTACTTTGCATAGCATGACATTTAGTGGAATGACTGGTTGGGTTCCTGGTTCAACTGCCAGCGATATTCGCACATCAACACCAAAAGGTATTGTAGTTGCGTTAAACCCAGCTTCTCCTGTAACTACTAAATCACCGTATATTGTAGAGTGTTCTGCTATTGGCACTGGATGTATTGGTGCATATGTAAACGGCGCAGTACAAGGCTCAGGATATAAGTCCATGTTATTTCATGGATATACTGTTATTGCTAATAATGGTATTGGCTTTTGGGTTGCTGCAGGTTCACGTGGTGAAATAGTATCGTGCTTTACATACTACGCCTATTTTGGATACGCCTCATCTGGCGGTGGTGTTATCCGTGCGCTTAACGGCAATAACTCTTATGGTACATGGGGCGCAGCTTCTTTTGGTTTCTTGGCTTCAGAAACACCACTTACAGGAGCACTCTATGGCAAGCAATTAACAGTCACAATTGCCCCAATCCTAAACGGCTTTACTGCGGGAAGAACTGTTACAGGTCAGTCTTCTGGTGCTACTGGAACAATTACCAACCTACAAGCATCTGCAGGTAAGGTCTACTACAACCAAACATCCGTAGCCAACTTTACAAACGGCGAAACAATTAACGACGGTTTTGGTAACACGTTAGTAATTGATACTGGTGGCGTATCAAACCAAAAAGGATTCTTATTAGTAGCAAATGGATTTAGTGCTGCGCCATCCCCTGGAGCAAGTATTCAAATTGCAGGTGATTCAGCATCATACGTTATTCAATCTGTAAGTGGAACATATGTTAATTCGTCAAGTGTTATGTCTCTTGCGCTTGCCCAAGAAAAGTTAACAGCATCTGCCCCTGGTGCAGTGGTTACTATTCGTTATGGCTACAGTCAGATTCGTTTAACTGGTCATGACTTCCTTAATATTGGCACTGGTGGCATTTCAACAACTAATTATCCCGGCATTCCAACTCAGCCACCTGCACAAGGTAATGAGGTTAATGAGGATCTCCCAGGACGTGTTTACTATGTATCTACAGACCAAGATGGTAACTTCCGTGTTGGTGAGTATTTCCGAGTAGACCAAGCTACTGGTACAGCAACTTTGAATGCTAACGCTTTTAACTTGGCCGGTTTAACATCGCTGCGTTTAGGTTCTATTGGCGCTCAGTTAGGCGAAACAATTAATGAGTTCTCTTCTGACGCAACATTAAGTGGTAACTCTAATGAGGCCGTACCTACTGAGTATGCAGTTAGAGGGTATGTAAATAATCGTGTTCCACAAGCACTTCCAACTTCTGTTGGTCAAACTGGTAAAGTTCTTACAAGTGCAGGTACAACTTTGTCTTGGAGTGCACTGGATTTAAACAGTATTGTTGGAGCTGCAAGTTTATACACAGCGCCTGGTTATGGTATTACATCGCAATATGCAGTATTTTCGAATGTCTTGATTGCTCCGTACACATGGAGTTTAACTGGCACTGTGCCATCAGGAGTTAGTATTAATTCTAGTACGGGTTTATTAGCCCTCGGTTCAGGCACAGCCGCAGGAAGCTACAGCTTTAACGTTGTTGCAACAGGTAGTGCTGGTAGTGGAACTGCTACAAAACCAATTACAGCAGCAGTTAACACAGCGGTCCCAGTATTTGCTAATACGGATACTTTGCCAACTACAACTTTAGTTGTGCCTTCTTCTTCATTTAGCAACAACTCGACTCAAGCTACTGTTGGTAGTGGAACCCCTGCTTATACAATTTCTGCGGGAGCGTTGCCTTCATGGGTGACATTAGGCGCATCTACCGGCTTACTTACTGGCACTGCTCCTGGTTCTACTGCCCCTAGCACAGCATATACATTTACTGTTACTGTAACAAACGGCCCATATACAGCGTCTAAGAGTTTTACATGGACATTCCAAATTAACTATCCAGTAGGTCAGTCTTTGTACTATAGTCCGGGCACATATACATGGGTAGCACCTGCTGGTGTAACTTCCGTAAGTGCTGTAGCTGTAGGTGGTGGAGGCTCTGGCCCAAGAAGTTATAACTCATCTGCCGGTGGAGGTTCTGGTGGTGGTCTTGGCTGGAAAAATAATATTAGCGTTACCCCTGGAAACTCATATACTGTTGTTGTAGGTCAAGGTGCTACTGGAACATCATATGGTTCGTTTGGGCTTTTAGGTGGTAATTCCTATTTTGTTAATTCGTCAACCGTTGCTGGATATGGTGGTGGCCATTGGACATATGGCGGTACAGGTGGCCCCAATCAAAATGCTTATGGCGGCGGTTGGACAGGAGATGGCGGCGGCGCTGGTGGTTATGGTAGTAGTTATGCTTCTGGTAGCGGCGCTGGAGGCTACGTAGGTAATGGTGGTAATCCCAGCGCCGGTACTGGTTCTGGCGGCGCAGGTGCTGCTGGTTATAACTATTCATCTACATACGGATACCCCTCCGGTGGTGGTGTAGGGTTATTGGGACAAGGTTCTAATGCTGTTTCAGGCCTTTTACCTTGGACTCCATCTGGCGGCGGTCCTGGTGGCGCTGGTGGCGCTGGTTCTTATAATGGCCCTGGTAGTGGCGTGTGGTATTGGGGTTATGGTGGATCCGCAGCGTCAGGACAAGGTACTGGTGGTATGTATGGTGAAAACCCATACTCAGGCACTGGATCAACATCATCTAACCTCCAAGGTGGATTCTTTGGAGCAGGTGGTGGTGGTCAAGGAGATAGCTGGCCTCAAGCTGGTGGATACGGCGGAACTGGAGGCGTACGTATTATTTGGGGTGCTGGACGTGCGTTCCCATCTACACTTACAGCTGACCAAACACCTGTACCTTAAAATTGGAGATTTCTAGATGTTTTATATTAAAGTAGACAAAAACAACAATCCGGTTGGACATCCTTTAGTGTGGGATAACCTACAAAGGGCTTTGGAAGTTCCAGCATTGACTCCTAAAATTTTAGCTGAAAATGGGTATGTAGAATTTCAACATTCCCGTATGGATGCAACTTTGGGCTATTGCGTTGGGACTACAGAATATTTCATGGATACAGATGGTATTGTTAGAAATAAAATAGAAATAACGCCATATACTCAAGAAGAGCTTTTAGATATGTATGTTAAAAGGCCACGTAGCGCAAGATTAGCTACAAGTGATTGGACACAAACCACTGATGCGCCTTTAACAAAAACTCAAAAAGAAGCTTGGGCAAAATATCGCCAAGCTTTAAGAGATTTGCCTAAACAATATCCTAATGTAAAAACACCTGAAGAAGTGGTATGGCCTTTAAGCCCAGATCAACCAGTAGTTACAGAAGAAACTAAATAACTGGAGTATACCCGACATAAAATGAGCCAATTCCTTAAAAGTATTTTTCACACCCCTTTATTAGCTGGGCAATCAGATTGTCAAGATATATGTGATGAGACTGTTACATTAGCTTATAAGTTTAGGGACAATGTGGTTGAGGGTAGTTTAGTATCTGAAGAATGGGATAGAGGAACAAAGTCAAGTGATAAAAATGACTTTTTAACTAAAGGGATAACATCTTTTAATTCTGTTCAAGACCTCCATACAAACCCCGAATGGGATAACGTAACTCGGTTTATTTATGATTTTGCAGGGACAATGATTAAAAGCGTTTCAGACGGCTCTTTTCAATTCCATATAATAAATATGTGGACAACTATATACCCAACAGGGTGCTTTGTCCCAGAACACGTGCACTCAAACTCGTTATTAAGCGGTGTTTTTTATGC